GTCGAGTCGAAGGAGGCGATGAAGAAGAGGGGCGTTGCCTCGCCTGACAGAGCCGACGCTGTTTGTCTGTCACTGGCCAATGATCACACGACACTGGCATCTGGAACGAGTTCAGCCGGCTCATGGAGCCGGCCGTTGAAGCGTAGTATTAGAGGCGTTGTTTAGTACTTGTCTGATTTAATTTGATTGTCTTGAGCCCAAAGAGGCTGAAGATTTGAGTAGTGGAAGCAGGCGCGTTGTTGCTCTGGATCTGTTAGATCGAATGACGCGCACGGCTTAATGTGGTCAATATGCCAATCGCCGTAGTTATCTAGCGTCATGCCTTTAGAAAATTTACTTTCTAAGTAAGATATTAGTTCTTCAGTAGAGCATCCTAATATTTTAATCGCGCTTTCTTCTTTAATTGTTTTTTGGCTATGAACTGCGTGATAAAGTCTAGACCTTAATCTTGTTAGTATTTTAAAGTTTAAATCTTTTTCAGATCTTTCTTTAATGTATTTTTTAGCACGCTCTTTACCTTTTTCAGACCTATTATACTTGTTGTTTATAGCTCTTCGTTTTTTAACAAAATCATCGTTTTTGCGTAATTCTTTTATGCGTTCTTTTTGGGCGTTTAGTATTTTTTGTCTATATTCTTTGTCGTTTTTATATCGCTTCCGTCTTTTTGTATTACATAAATCTTTGTAGATTTTAGACTTTCTATAGTTTGGGTTTCTTTTATCCCAAGCTTCACGAGAGGCGAGACGGCTGCAATATGTGCAGCAATAATTACTATTTCTTAAAGTAAAAAAATTGCAGCAATTCCTGCACGCGCATTTTCTCAGTTCTATCGCCATTTAAATTTCTCCTTTTTTAAGTTAAAGAAGGGGAGCCTTTATTCGTTGACCAGACGGGCTCCCCTACTACGCGATCACCAAAAGAAAGGATGGTCTTGGCTCGCGCTGCCGTGGTTGGTGGCTGTTCATATGGTTTTACCACCTCGCACTCACGGCTTACGTTGTTGGTTTAGGGGGCTTACGCCCCCGTTGATTAAGCGGCTTTCGCTTCCTTTGGTTTCGCGCTGTTTGCCTGTTCGCGTAAGATTGATGCCTGTCTTTCTTCTTTAGTCATTGGGCTACACATTGTTTCCTCCTTTGATTCGCCTTATATAACTACGTTAACAAATTGTTAACACATATGCAACCCCCATAATGAAAAAAGTTTTTCGCAAAATCGGAAAACTGTGATACACTACCCTCGGATACGCTCCATACGTATTGACATCCCTCAACTGGCCGCGCACATGCGCGGTCTTTCTTTTTTCGTATAATGCTGTATTATTGGCGCAAATTAACCGTTAAGGAGATTTGTCATGCCTATGGTCGGCGGAAAAAAGTATTCGTATAGCAAGAAGGGAAAAGCAGCCGCGAAGAAAGCTGCAAAGAAATCCGGAAAGAAAATGCAGTACGGCACGACGACCAAGCGTAAGATGAGCAAGAAGTAATGGCGGTAGGAGCGATAGGTTTAAACGGTTGGCACTTCCCAGTTTTTGCGCTTGGGACGACGCACTACATTAACAACCCGTCAACCTCGACCCAGACATCTGCGTTTGGCTCTAGCACGCGGATAATCCGCGTATCCACAACCGGCGGCGCCCTAAACATCGTCATTGGCTCAGATCCTACGGCTACTTCGAGCTCCGCGATTGTTCCGGAGAACGATGTCGAATATTTTAAGGTAAACGCAGGTGAGAAGCTCGCGGCATTAGATGGCCATGGCCACGGTCAGGGCAAGATAACGATAACGGAGATGTTGTAATGGCTAAACTAACACCGCAGCAAAAATCACGCGCAAAGGCAATGTCTAAGGCGCGTGGCGTAAAATATCCTAACGCATGGGCAAATCTTAAAGTAGCCCGAGGGAAAAAGAAGGCGAAGAAAAGTGGCGGAAAGAAAAAGTAAAAAAGACCCACGCCTAGCACGCGCCGGCGTCTCGGGCTACAACAAGCCTAAACGCACGCCGAACCACCCGAAGAAGTCGCATGTCGTGGTTGCGAAATCCGGAGATAAGGTAAAGACGATCAGGTTTGGCCAACAGGGCGCCAAAACCGCAGGCAAGCCGAAGGCAGGCGAGAGCGACAAGATGAAGAAGAAACGCGCATCATTTAAGGCGCGACACGGTAAAAACATTGCCAAAGGCAAAATGTCGGCGGCGTATTGGGCAGACAAGGTAAAGTGGTGATATGGCGAGTAAATTAGATCTTCTGGAGCTTATCGCAAAAGGTGGCCGAGACGGCCTAAAAGCTTTTTATGACGTCATGTCTGACAGAATGGAGCTGCCAACTAAAAAAAGAATACAGCCAGATCCTGATCGTGAAAGAATTTTAGATACTGATTACAAAACACCTTCTGGAATTGCGTTTTCTGAGGATCTAGGTCGCATGTACCCTAGAAACCCAAATCCTTTAGCGGCTTTGCCAAAAAAAGACAGAGCTCGGCCACTTATTAAAGGTAGGCAAGAAATAGCTGACAAGTTAACTGAAAAAATATTAAAAAGTGGCATTATGGAAAGTGATGCTCGTTTTTTCTATAGCAGCGACGGGCCAATATATAGAGCAGCTCTCAAAGCAGGATTAAGTAAAGACGAGGCCGCAAAATATTTAGATGATTTTTCAAAATTTTTTGCTGCGACATCTCCAAGAACACCAGTAGAGCAAAACATAAGAAATACTACATCTGTTATGGCTAAATTAGACGCAGGAATACCTCATCGAGAGCTTGTGGGTAAAGGAAGTGGCGGAGTATCTGAAAAAGGATACCCAATGATGATCAATAAAGGTGGTATTCACGGGAACTTAATAGATGATGTTATTGAGTTTGGTTCCATAGATAGAGCGACTAATACAAAGCCGGCCACTTTCGGTGCTAATATGATTGGAAATCGTTCTGGAGTTACGGTTGATACGCACGCAATTAGAGGCGCTTTAATTGCTATGAATGACTTAAAAGCAGGGTCTGTTCCAGATGGTTTTATATTACCAAAGTTTAAAGCAGCTTATAAAAAAGATCCAAAAACGCTAACGCCCAACATGATAGACGACACCGTAGGTAAGCAAATGATAGAAGTGGACGGGAGAAAGGTAAATGCTCAAACCGAATACCCAATATTTGCAGATATTTATCATGACGTAGCTAAAAATTTAGATGTTGATCCTGCGGAGTCTCAGGCGCTTGGTTGGTTTGGTCTTGGCGATGAAACTAATCTTGTATCCGATAGAAAAACAGTTTCTGACATTTTTGATGAACGCATTAATGTCACTGCTAAAGAACTAGGCATATCGCCAAAAGATGTTGCTAAATTAGTTTTTAACAGAAAAATACCTTTGATGGGTGTAGCAGGAGCCGGAGGACTATTAGGCTCTTATCAGAATAATGACCAAGATTTATTAAGTTATTTAAATAGAGGCATGTAATGGCAGATCCGCAAAATATACGCGCAGCATATCGCATTGTCGGTAACTTTCCAGAAATAGCTGATGAGAGGCTTGAAGAAGATTTCGCAGATCCTTATCAGGGTATTTTTAAGAAAAAAGGCGATTTTAAATATTCAGATGAAGATTTAGAGCGATTATATAATATCGAAAAAGGTGAAAACATTATAACAACTGGTATGTATAATATGCGTACAGACGCAGGCGATGACCCGATGGTAGCTATGTCTAGAGCTCAACTAGCAGGTTTTATGCCGGTACTCGGTTCCGCAGTAGCATATGAAGACTTTAAAACATCCGGCAAATCTTTGCTTGATAACTATCAATCAGGAAACAAGCTTGGAATGGCCAAAGATGCTGCTTTAGGCGGTCTTTCACTTTTAGATGCAATTGCAGTAAATGCCCCGTTATATGTGCCCGTAAAAAGAGGCGCAACTAATTTACTTGAACTAGCAGCCAACGCAATACGACGTAAGAGGTAAAACATGGACTACGAAGTAAACAAACTCGCAGACGAGCTCGAGCAGGAGCTGAACCCTAACGTCATGGGCGAAGACGAGCTACAAGGCATCGTCGGTAAAGAGATCGACGACGCAATCGATTTTATCGATAACTGGATCTCGCCGCAGAGAGCCACAGCCACCCAGTATTACCGAGGCGAGCCGTTTGGCGATGAGGAAGACGGGCGCAGCCAAGTTGTATCAATGGACGTACGTGATACCGTACAGGCGATTATGCCGTCGCTCATGCGTATCTTCCACAGTACCGAGAGAACCGTTGAATATGTGCCACAAGGGCCGGAAGACGTCGCCGCAGCCAAGCAGGCCACCGATTACGCTAACTTTATCATAAACCGAGACAACAACGGCTTCCTAGAGATGCACGCCGCCTTCATGGACGCGCTTGTTCGTAAGGTTGGCATACTGAAGGTGTACTGGGACGATCAAACGAAATACGAAACAATGTCATACTCCGGCCTCGACGACGCGGCTCTCGCGGCGCTAATGTCAGATCCTGCGGTTGACGTGGAGATCGTGGCATCCGAGCCTATGGGCGAGCCGATGCAAGATCCGCTCACCGGTCAGGAGATGCCGGCGCCGATGATGCACGCCGTCAGGGCGACATATACGCACCCAGATGGTCGCGTGAAGCTAGAGGCCGTGCCTCCGGAAGAGTTCCTAATCTCACGCGAAAGCAAATCCGTTGAGCAAGCCGATTACGTAGCTCACCGCCGCATCGTAACAGTGTCCGAGCTTGTGGCGATGGGATACGACTACGACGAGGTGTCAGAGCTCGGCGCGTCATACGACGACATGGATACCAACGTCGAGCGGTATACGCGGAACAAGGCGCTTACAAATGAGATGAACGAGCGCCACGATCCTGCGATGAAAAAGGTGCTATACGTCGAAAACTATATCAAAGTTGACTACGACGGCGACGGCATTGCCGAGCTGCGTAAAGTTTGCACCGCAGGCGACGGTAACAAGATCTTGATGAACGAGCCGTGCGACATGGCGCCGTTTGCGACGCTCTGCCCAGATCCGGAGCCACACGACTTCTTCGGCATGTCAGTGGCTGACACTGTGTCTGATATACAACGGATTAAGTCTGTCATTATGCGTAACACATTAGATAGCTTGGCGATGTCAATTCATCCACGCGTTGCGGTTACCGAGGGGATGGTGAACATCGAAGACGTTATGAACACCGAGGTGGGCTCCATTATACGCCAGAGGGCCGCCGGACAGATACAGCCGCTCAGTATGCCATTTGTCGGGCAGCAATCTTTCCCCGTGCTAAAGTATATGGATGAGATAAAAGAGGCTCGCACCGGCATATCCAAGGCATCCGCAGGATTGGACGCCGGCGCATTACAGTCTAGCACTGCCACAGCCGTAGCGGCCACTGTAAGCGCCGCACAGCAACATATT